GGTATGCACAGTCCTGCGTATGACACGAATTTGGACGCCTTTCAACACCCAATACTACAATATCGATGGCGAGGTCCAGTAGGCTGCAAGCATGAAGTTGTATGTCCATGCGACCTAGTTCTGGAATATCGATCGACTTTGAAATTACCTGAAATTTACATCTGGCGAAAACAAAATGGCCGGGTAAAGTCCACAGATGAGATGATTATGTCTTTGCGTGGAATGGTCGATAAATATTGTGAAGTTAGGTGTGGTACGATTATCCGACGAAAGCCTATACAGAATGATGAAGCAGTTCAGCTTGCAATAACTTCGAAGGGGTTTACCAATATCAAGTTTATATTAGCTCCAGTTCCTAAAACATCAACTGTTCAAAACTCAACTGTTCGCCCTCCGGATCCAAGAGTGGTAAAAGCAGTTCAAGATGCTGATATTCGACTATTCCGTACTTATGGAGTGGAAGAATCGCCACAGTGGTATCGAAAGTTTGTTTGGAATCCGTTTCAGTCCTTTGTCCCACAGGCATATGGGTTTTTGTCGACAGACTTGCCATCGCTTAAAGCATTGTGCGTGCGACAAATTTCTGGCTTTAATGTGGCGTTTGGCCAGACCAACGGTCGTCCCCACATAGTCTCGGCATTGGACAATATTGAGAGTTCAAAAGCAGTAGAAATTATGGCGAAGCATGCTGGACCCACGGATAAACCGAATGAATCATTGTCAAGAGCGTTGGAGCGGGTTCCTCAAGCTCTTGATAAAATGTATCACGCAATGGGAGTGACAGATAAAATAGGCACTCAGGATCCGGAAATAAACATATCCCGTTGTGATGGAATGTATATGGGTTCATCTTCTGGACAGTTTCAGGAAACGTTCAGACAAAAACAAATTCCTTTTCAGAATAAAGACGCAAAAATTATAGTTCAGGCTTCTCAGAAGAAGATACATGCTCAGCATGCTACCCTTATGGCAGTAGCCGACTTTTTGGCAGGTGATGCCCCCATAGATGTGTTTTTCGTTACGAATTTTAAAAATGAATATTATACTTCAGTGGGAGAGAAACAGGAGGACCAGTCTACTTGGGATAAATTTATAGCCAAGGCCCGGACATATGAAATAGCAAATTCTTTTTTTGTGTGTTTGGAGCGAATCACTCAGACACAAAGAGTGATGTTGGAGCGAGGATGGGTCATCTCTGTCGGCATGAAATGGAGCCGGGGAGGATGGGATCACCTAGCTAAGCGATTGGGAGTAGTGTTCGGCAAGGAGTATCATAAAATCTTTGGAGATGCTGATATTACCGGGTTGGATCTTAACATCCACTATATCTTTCTTCAGTTGTGCTATACAATGTCGGGGGTCTATTATCGTACAGATCATAAAGACTACCCAGAGATGATGCGTATTGTTCAGTTTTTGGCCTCCACTATATCAGCACGATTAGTACATTTTTTTGGAAAGTTATGGGCTTTGGTAGTCGGGAAAATGCCTTCTGGCTGCTGGTTGACATCCCATGGTAACTCTTGGATAGTCGCGTTGTGGTTCTTTCTCTTTTGTGTCATGGCGATAGAGAAAGCTCCGCAGTATATGAAGGAGAAGTTGGAGAAAGACATGGTTGAGCGAATAATCCATATCTTGGTTTATGGAGATGATCAGGCTATCTCTACAAATCGAGATTCCACTTCTTATTACATTAATATGGACCTTTTTGAGAAATGGCTAAAGCTCTATGTTAAGGTAGAAATGCGAGATGTTCGCCCAGACGTCCCTTTTCTAGTTCATCCTTCAGGAGGCTTTCATAAGGGGGCAGGGTTGGTCTATTTGAAACATTATGGAGTTCGGAATAAAAATGATTCTCATGGTCAGCCTTATTATCTCCCGTATCGTGATGCGAAGGATTATATGATTAGGTCAGTATGGGGACGAGAGGCAAAGGATCGGGATGTGTACGACTTCATGCTCTCTTTGCTGGGACATTCCTATGGGACATATGCGTCTAATTATTTAGCGTACGTCTGGCTTCAAAATGCTTTTTTATCGGCAATGGGAACAGTTCCGGATCAAACGTGGGAGACAACTTTGGCAAATGTGCAAGGTCGAGCACACACTAATATTGATTTCATAAAGAAATCTCGACAGGCAGGGATTTCTATGGAAGATATTCAACAAGGTTTTCCAACGTGGGCCTATTTGCAAAAGAAGAACATCTATGATCCAGTGTATCATTCTATGATCCGAGGAGATACCCTGAACGATGATAATTAGTTTAGAATAAAATGTGCAGTTAATGCTCTGCGTAAAAGCTTATCCAGGTTTGCTCCGAGGGGCACGAAAGAAAAATAAAATTAAAGAGCGTAGCTCACGAAATTTGGATGTATATACCAAC